TGGCAGGGGGACATTTCTTACTACTTTTGCGGAAAACTCTGGTGAAAGCGCGATACCGCATACTCCCAATAGACGTAATATAGGATTGTTGGCCAAAACTAATGAAATCATGGGGAATCCATTGGGAGCTGGTGGTGGAATAACGGCTACCTTTGCGCCGCAGATCACCGTACAAGGGAATGCCGATACTGCTGAAATTTCAACTTTATTAGATCAAAAAATGCGTGAATTTAAAGCAATGTTGGCAGAAGTGCAGAATCAGAACAGGAGGCTTTCATATGGCTAAAACCTATTACACAATCCAAGGCGATATGTGGGATGGTATAGCAAAAAAGTTATATGACGATGAAAGTGGCGTAAATGCGTTGCTGGAAGCAAACCAACAATATGCTGACATAGTTGTTTTTCCAGCAGGTATTATTTTGGATGTGCCAGATTATGAAAAGCCTACCCCAACTAGTTTGTTACCACCATGGAGGCGTTAAATGGAAGCGCGTAGAATATCAGCGATCATAAAATATAATAATAAAGATATCTCAGTTGATATCAGTAAATATCTGAAAATCATCAGCTATACCGATAATTTATCGGGAGAAGCCGATGATTTGCAGATAACACTGGAAGACAGGGATGGTCTTTGGCAATCGACATGGATGCCGGAAAAAGGGGCACTTCTAGATGCAACGCTGCAGCAAAAATATTGGCAAAATTTGTCGGCGTTACCACAAAGTTTGCGTTTGGGATTGTTTGAAATCGATGAAATAACAAGCAGTGGTTATCCGTCAGAAGTACAAATAAAAGCAGTTTCCGTGCCTGATAATAATACGCTTAGAGGTACTGAACGTAGCCGGAGTTGGGAAAAGGCAAAGCTGCAGGTAATCGCTAATGATATAGCTTCAGCTGCAGGAATGTCATTGTTTTGGGACACGGAAGAAAATCCGGTATTGGATAGAGCCGAACAGACAGAACAGTCTGATTTATCTTTTTTATATGCAATTTGTAAGGATAAAGGTCTGGCATTGAAAATAAGTGATAAAAAAATCATTGTTTTTGATGAAGCAAAATATGAAGCGGAAAAAGCAAAGATAACAATAGTAAAACCAGGTACCTTTTATAAAAAAGAGTCTGGAATGAAATATTTGTTTGTTGGTACTGGCTACAGTCTGCGTACTAAAATTAGAGATATTTATGCTGCCTGCAGAGTTAATTATCAGCAGGGCAGTTCGAAATCTAATATTGAGGCAACTTATACTGCTGATGGTAAAAAGGGAAAAACATTGCAAGTAAATGAACAAGTTGAAAGTGTTGCGGAAGCATTAAATTTAGCAAAAAAACGGTTGCGTGAAAAAAATAAAGACGAAGTCACTGGATCTTTAAATATGTTGGGAAACTTTGTCTTATTATCTGGGGTTACAGTTAATTTATTAGGATTTGGAGCTTTTGATGGTAGGTACTTGATAACCAGAGCATCACATGATATTGGCAGCGGTTATACGACAAATATTGATGTAAGAAGGTGTTTAAATGGATACTAATTTTATAAAAAACATAATTCGTATCGGGAGGGTATCTTCTATTGACGTCAATACAAATACTGCAAGAGTGGCTTTTTCTGATAAAGACGATTTGGTATCTGGTAATTTGATGATTGTAAATCGCGGAAGCATGGTTGACAAGGATTACTGGATACCTGATATTGATGAACAAGTTCTGTGCTTAATGCTGCCAAATAAAAGTGGACAGGGACTAAATGAGGGTTTTATTATTGGTTCATTTTTTTCAAAAGAAGATAAACCACAGGAGAGAAGTGCTGAAGTAAGGGCTATAAAATTTGGTGATGGTACTGTCATAAAGCATGATCGTAGCACTGGAAATTTAACGATAAATGCTACAGGTGATATTAGTATTGTTGCTACGGGAACGTTGACCATTCGCGGTGCTGTGGTGAATATAAATTAGGTTAAATATTAGAACAAATTATGTTATAATAACCTCATAAAATGATATTTTATGAGGTGTTAAAATGGAATTTGGCAAATATGGTCATTGCGCTATTATGGCTTTTGAACTGATGAAAAATGAGGGAATATCGGCAAGAGAAGCGTGGCAAATTGCAGCTGAAAAGATATTTGAAGGGCGTCCAAGCAGTATTGCGAAAGGTTGTCCTAAAAATGCTTTTTTGAGTTTAATGGGGCAAAATAACAGAAGAAGTAAAAATGGAACCTATGCTATGGAGGCATTAGATATTATAGATAAACTAGGAAAAGACGATATTGATAATATTTCACCAAATAAATTTTGGCGCGACTACATGGGCAAAGAAATAAGTCATAATCATCAGATTGATGTTGTTTTTGCACTTAGAAGCAAAGGGTATATATAATAAAAAGCACTCCTTAAGGAGTGCTTTTTATATGGGAAAGTTAATGTTTATGGTATGTTCCGGTTCTTCTATCCCAATGTCCACCGTTAGAATCCGTTCTACCTGGATGAGCAAACGCCGTAGCGGCTAAAGCTAATGTAAAAACTAAAATTAAAAATAGGGCAGTTAATTTTTTCATATAGAACACTTCTTTCTAAATAATATTACAGCCTGCTTTTCACAATTATATCACAAATAAACACAATGCAAAATACTTTTTAAAGCAAAGGAGTGACAAAATGAGCGTAACCACAAGAGCAACAAAGGTAAGCTATGAGTACAAGCAAGGGACAGCATATTCATTGCCGTTTGAGTATCAATCCCCCAGCGATGTAAAGGCTAGTTACATCGACAGCGTTGGCAGCGAGGTGAGCCTTGATTACAATGCCGATTATACTGTTAGTGGCAGTACTGTAAAAGTAACAGCAGTGTTACCGGATGGCGTAACAATTACGTTTGCAAGACAAACAGAAATAACCCAGCAAATGGAATTGCCACCACAGACAATTACTAAGGCTATTGAAACTGCTATCGATCGGAATACATTGTGCATTCAAGAGCTGGAGACAATTACTACAGATCTCGGCGAAAAACTCGAATCAGACATTACACAGATGGCGGGGAAGGTTGATACAGCATTAAGCGAGGTTGAAGGTATAACTTCTGCTGCAGTTGATGAAATGAATGGCATTAAAGATGAAACACTGGAGATAGCACAAAACGTCAATGTGTTTGTACCGAGTGTGACGGAAAATATTCTTTCTTGGACAAATAAAGCTGGGCTTCCTAATCCTGACCCAGTGAATATTAAAGGCGAACAAGGGAAACACGGTACAGATGGTGCCAACGGCAAAGATGGTGCAGCTGCTACAGTCGCAATAGGAACCGTAACAACAGGAGAGCCGGGAACTACAGCAAGCGTGACCAACGTCGGAACAGATACCGCAGCCGTGCTTGATATAACAATACCCAGAGGTGACAAAGGCACAGACGGCACAGGAGCAGGTGATGTAGTCGCTGCTGCCGATAACACTTTTACAGCTACAAATACCTTTGAAGGTATGTTAAAAACCACTTGCGATATGCAGGCGGTCGGCGCATTGCCAACAGTCTTACAACGAGGGGACTCAAATATTCAGACCTATACCCTTAATGACGGTTTGAACCGAAGTGTAGTATTTAGAGACACTGGTGATATGTTTGGATATGCCAAAACGTTTATTATTTCTGTTTCTCGGTCAGGCGGAACTGGCACGTTCAGTATTGGTTCTAACAATGGCATTGGAGCTAATACTCCCACAGTTTACATGATGGATGGTGCATTGCCTGATATTGATGATGGCGAAGTATTGAAAATCGCTATGGAAGTGAATGAGCCTGCGAATGCTATCTTTATCTATATCCTTGGAAAGGTGGCGTTGTAATGTTGTCTAATAAGCTTCTGTTGGCTGCTGGTGGCCGCCGTCCAACCAAAACATGGGCAGGTAACGTAATATGCCAACTATCCCAAATGGATCAAAATGACATAACATTTTTCTACGGCTCTTGGTTCTCGCCTTGGATTTCAGGGGGATTCGGCATGCTAGCACCGCCCCTAGAAATAGCAAAGGCAGACACGCAAATAGCAGGTATATCTATAACTGTCGACGCAAATACTATGTTAATGAACCAATGTTACATATGGTTTGACGACTACATAATATCGGCGGGACACGGTATTGAGTTTGAGGCCTTAAATAAAATAACGATCCACAGCACTACAGGGGGCGAACCGTTTACGATATCTGATGTTCAGTCCTGCTGGGATAATACAAATATGTGCTATAACCTTTTCAGCGAAGACTTGGCTAATTGGGGTTATGCGAACCTTACGGCAGAAACATATTTAGAATTCACTTTAGAATTGGAGTGGTACGAATGATACAGAAGGTTATCAAATATAAATACGAAGGAAATACATATGACAGCTTTGCGCAGTTAAAACAGGCGTATCCTTATATCAGCTTTCCGGTCGGAGCAGATGCTGATGTTCTTTCGACTTTAGGGATTGAAAAGGTCGAAAAATACCCACCGCTGGAACGCTGTAAGGAAGTGCTTATTAATGCCGCTAAACTGCGTAGGGATACCGCAGAGGTCGCCCCTGTTGAGTACAAGGGCAATACCTATGACTTTGACACAAAAAGCCGTGACAGGCTAGATATTGCGTTAAAAGCATTGACAGTGCAGGGCGAAGGCGCAACAATCGGTTGGGCAATGGCAGACAACTCAACAGCTATAATTACCGCCGCTGATATTATGGGTGTTTTTGTAACCAGCGCAGTCAGAAGTAATGCGTTGCACGAGCGGTATCGAAAACAAAAAGCAGCAATCGAAAAAGCTGAAAGCGCAGAAGAATTAAATACAATTGAGTTGGAGGATTAGAATGTCTTATTTAAAAGAATTTGGAGAGTTTGTTTTAGGGCTTTATGCGGCCTATGAAATCAAGATTATCATTGTATGCGGGGTTGTCGGTGGTTTAGTAACTAAGGCCGTAGGTGGGTTTGACAAGCAGCTTGTAGGGCTGCTTATTTTTATGCTTATCGACTATGCTACTGGCATGTATGCGGCATGGCACGAGCATGACCTTTGGAGCAAAAAGGCTTTCCGTGGCTTGTTCAAAAAAGCTAGCATTTTAGGTGTAGTGGCCTTTTGCGCTGGTGTAGATGTGATGCTTAAAACAGATATCGCAAGATATGGAGCTATTGCAGGGTTCGGGATCATGGAAGCTATGAGCATTATCGAAAACGCGGATCGTGGCGGCTGGGGTCACCTCTTTCCAACGTGGATTCGTGAAAAACTTGCGGCGATTAAAGACACTAAAAAATTAGTATGAAAATTACAAACGAAGAAGCCATAAAAGAACTAAAGGCCATGCTTAACGCATTAGACCCTCGCTTTCTAACATGGGATAGAGAGAGCAGGAAGTTTGAAGCGTTGAGCATGGCTATTGATTTATTGGAACAGGAGGATAAGGATGATAAAAGAAATTCAATTTCAGCGGAGCAAACAGATGATGTTTGCAATGAACGAACAATACCAGGTGATTGGACAATGGCCGTGCAAAGACGATTTTGTACCCGGCTATAATGCCACAGGTGACCCTAGGGGAAGCTTACCGAATGGAGTATATACTGGTGTGGCCGCAGAAGTAACAAACGGCGCATATGGACCGGCTTATGGTAATTTCTACATTACCACACATGATCCCCGCGCACGTGACGTTCACGGCGGCGGTAGTGGCTTACCCGACCCTTATGCGGACTATCAGGGCTGGATACCGACATATGGCTGTTTGCGAATGCAGAACGCTGACGGTGTAGAGCTAAGTAAAATGATTATTGAGGGCGGTAACAATGTTGTTTTAACCGTTATAAAATAAAAAAATAACATGTTTTAAATATTAAATAAATTATAGTAATCATCTTAAAGGTTTATTTAATTAAAAAACTTGAAAATTTATAATTGCCATGATTTAATAATTAAAAGCAAGAAAAAATTATTATCAAGGGGGCTTTATTATAATGAAAAAAATATTGGCTTTAGGTGTGCTTTTCTCAGTTGGAACTGTATTTTCAGTAGGCTATGCAGCTATTCCTGAAGGAAGTGCTACAGGAACACAGGCAGTTGCAATAGGTGATAACTCAGTAGCAAGCGGAAGGTTTTCAGTTGCTGCTGGTGAAGGAGCAATTGCAAGTGGCGATATGGCAATTGCGGTGGGAAATACTGCAGTTGCAAGCGGATTTTCTTCGCAGGCTATAGGGGAATCAGCCAAAGCGAGCGGTGCAATGTCTGCAGCTTTTGGTTATGGAGCCGAAGCATCAGGTAATTATTCTTTGGCAATGGGAATGAATTCGGAGGCACGAGAGAACCATTCTGTGGCCATAGGCACTAATTCCATTGCCGACAGAGAGAATACGGTTTCTTTTGGCTATGCTGGTGGCGAACGCCAGCTTACTAATATTGCAGCAGGTACAGAAGCAACTGATGCAGTTAATGTTTCACAACTGCGTTTGACTGAAGCAAATTTCAGCGCTGGATTAAGTGAAACAAATCGCAGGATAGATTCGGTGAAAACTGATTCTGACAGAGGCGACGCATTGGGAGCAGCTCTTGCCGCTTTGAACCCAATTGCGTATGATCCATATGAACCAACTCAGATAATGGCAGGGTTGGGCAACTATAAAGGGCATAGCGCGATGGCAATTGGTGTAGCTCATTATACTAATGAAAGAACGATCCTCCACATGGGGGCATCGTCTAACGGTAATGATTTTATGGTAAATGCTGGCGTAACATGGAAGTTTGGCGGGGCTAAGAAAGCGTTGCCGCAACAATATCAAAAGGGGCCTATTAGCAGTGTGTATACAATGCAGGAAGAAATGACAAGTATTAAATCAGAAAATCAGAAATTACGGCAAGAATTAGAATTAATAAAAACGCAATTAGGTATACAAAATAACGTTTAAAATATTTAATGGCGAAAATATTTAGTTCGAAAAAATAAGGCGCGTATCTCAAAAAAATGACAAAAAGCACTTTGCGAAAGCAGAGTGCTTTTTTCTATGGAGGAATAACATGTATGAAAAAATCAAAACTTGGATATCTAATAATCGCTTTCTTATTGGTATGGGCGTTGGCGCAGTTCTTTTTCTTGCCTGCTATCTGTTCAGCCGAGCCGGTATACATGATAACGGAAACGGAACTGGTGACGTTGGAACAAAACTCCAACAGGCAATTGGAAATCAGCAGTCAATTAGCGCAGGAATTACAGACAGCAAAAAAACAGTTGAAAGCATCGGAGAAGGAATCGACCGAAGCCAAACTGCAGAAAGAGCAGCTGCAGAAGCAGTTGATCGAGCTGGAAGCCTCGTCGAAGAATCAAGAAACCTTTCAGAAAGAAATCTTGAAATCATTGCCGCCATCCGTGCCCGTGGTGCTTCGGGAGATTGGAGCGAAGATTGACGTTGATCACTATGTGAGTGGTATCAGCTATGGCGTCAGCAGGCGCATAGGGAGTAAGTACATAGGTCTGAGGGGAGAGTATGACTGGGGCGAGAAAAAGGCAGGGGTCTGGCTTACATACACATATTAAAAGAAGGTTTTTTCCAGTTGCAAGACTTACGAACTTGTGAATTTATTCAAAACAAAATGTCTTGCGGGGGGGGACAAATGTGATATCATAATACGAGTTAAACAAAAAGCATAATTGTATAGATACAAAGAATGTCGGTTGGCGATAAGTGTTATTACGGTTACTAGCACGATTAAGTTAGTAATAATAAGGCAAAAAGATATGTCTTATGATTGCTATATATTAAAAGAACATATTAACCAATAAAGGGGAGAAGCACTTATGAAAAAAACAGTAAAAAACAGGATTGCCAGGGAAACATTAAGTAGGTTTCTAGGACATAGCGTGCTGTCTGCGGTTTTAGTGTTGGGGTGGAATGTTTCCACTGTATTTGCAATCAGTCCGTCTTCTGGTATTGAGCAGGTAATTGGTGCAACTAATACTGTAACGGCGGCGCCTACATATACAATTACCAGTGATGACTACAAAGCGGTTCTTTATGCGCGCAGTACGGCTGGCAATGCTGCTGCATTGAATGTAAACGGTGATGTTAATGTTACTTATATACAACCTACGTCCAGTTTGCACGATAATTATGGTACCTTGATTTTCGTAACAGGAACAGGTACAGATTCATCGTCTGTTAAAGTCGACGGCGATGTTAATTTTAATGTCAGCGGTTTGGCCTATTCGGATATTTGGATTGATTCGGCCAATACTACTATCGATATCACAGGAAAATTGACAGGTGTTTCCGATAGCAGGGCGGCAGTGGTTATGGCCCGACAAGGAACTGTAAATATCGGCTCGGTAGACGTAACTGTTACATCTGATCCTGCCAATAATAACAATGTAGCCATTTGGTTACAAGATGGTTCAACAGTCAACGTTGCAGGTGAAATAAAACTTGATACACAGGGGCAATGGGGTAAAGGAATATGGGCTAATGGAGCATTGGGAGCGACTACTCTTACTGCAGGGGCCATAGATATCAAGACTAAGGTTCAAGCTATTTCTGTTCTGAATCAGTCAACGGTCACAGTTGATGGACTGGTCAAAGTTGTTAAAAACAGCACCAGTGATAGTGATGTGGTTGGTAGTAGTTCTGGGGGGAGTATCACTGCCGGTAGTTTTGATATTGTTGTTAACGATGCATTGACGAATGAAACGGCTTTAAGGGCCTTTGGCGACGACAGTACTATAAATTGCCTTGGTACAGCAAAGATCGTCATAAATAAAAATGCCGGCGATACAGGCAGTTATGTTTCGGCTGTCTTAGCTGGCGCGAGAGGTGAAATTACTTTAGGATCGCTTGACGCTGAGCTGGATACGAAATATTCAAGGGGAATTAGTGTTTTAAGTAATAATACTGATTCTAAAGAGACTTTGGTTACCGTAAATGGTGCGGCTAAGATTATGATGAAAGGTGAAGGATCTTATGGCATCATAGCCCAAAGCGGAAAAAGTAAAATCATGCTGCAGGATGTTCAGGTGACTACAACAGGGAATTATAGCTACGGCATAAGTTCTGGCGGTATTGTTGAAGCGAATAATGTTGTATTAAACGGCAGTGGCATACAGGCATTTGGAGTTCATGCCGCCGGAGGCGATGGTACAGTTATCTTAAAAAACTTATGGGCGGATATGGCTGGTCAGGCTTCTCGCGGAGTTTATGCTCAGAATGGCGGTTCGATTACTGCCGATTACGTTGACATCAAAACTACAGGGATTGGTTCAGCCGCTTTAGCGGTAACCAATATAGGGACGATACAGCAGTCAGCAATTACCATCGGCGGCGGATATGTTTCTTCTGCCGATAGTAGCTCAGCTGCTTTAAGATTGTATAGCGATGCAGATGCAGGTGCAAATAATCCGGTAATTAATCTAACGAATGTGCAGGCGGAAGGGGTTAATGGAAGCCGTCTGATATTGTCTTCGGGCTTTAGCACTCTAAATGCGGCAAGTAGTATTTTGACAGGCAATGTTTACGCCAACGATACAGGAACCAATGGGCGATTCACGTTTAATATGGACGCCTCCGAGTTGAATGGAAGTGTTTTTAGTAGTTCTTCCACTGTAGATATCGATTTGACGATGGATAATAACAGCAGATGGAATATTGCAGGTGGTGTAAGCGTAAATAACCTTCATTGTTTAGATAACAGAAACGGTATTGTTGATATGTCTTCTAAAAGCAACGGTTATGAAACTTTGATGATTGATTCATTGAAAGGTACTGGTACTTACATTTTTGATACAGATTTAAGCAGTGAGATCTATGGTGATAAGATTTCTATCGTTACATCTGAAGTAGGAAACAATCTTGTACAGGTTAAGGATGCCAGCTTGATAAATGGAGAAGTAACAGGAGTTAAAAATCTGTTGATAATTACTGATGCTAGTCAAAATGCGACTTTCGTAGGTTCGGCATTAAATAGTGGTGGTTTATGGGACGTTACACCAACTATAGAGCGCGGTGATGTTGCTTTGGATGCAGTAGGCAATCCGGTCGGCACTTCTTCTCAGTGGTATTTGACAAAATTAAGAAAGGCTGTTAATAAAGATACGGAAGTTTTGCTGAAGGCCAGCGATAACAGTTATGCTCTATGGCGTAATACTAATGACAGTCTGCGCAAACGGTTGGGTGATATTCGGTATCGCGGCAACCAAGATGATTCCGACGGTATTTGGGCTCGTTATACAGGAGGCAAGTTTGATGGCAGTGGTTTTGAAGCCTCTTATAATATGTATCAGCTGGGTTATGACAAGTCTGAGAACGCTAAAAGCACTTATGGATTTGCTATGGACAGTGGCACCAGTCACGCCGATTATTCTTTTGGCAGCGGAAAAGATAAATTATGGTCCGGCAGCATTTATGGAACTTGGAATGGAGAAAGAGGCGAGTATACTGATATAGTTGCACGTATAGGCATGTTTGATACAGACATCAATTCGTTCGGTGATTATCCTGATAAAGGCAGTGCCAAAAATCATGCCTATAGCCTGAGTGTTGAATATGGAAAAACGATTGAAATGAGTGAAAAGAGAAAAACCTTTATTGAACCGCAAATTCAGTTTACACTTGGTCGTTTGGGTAGTAGCAGCTATACGACTGACCGCGGTACCGATGTTTATCTTAGCGGTGTCAACAGTTATATCGGACGAGTAGGTGTAGTTGCAGGTAAAAAAGGGGCTGTTGGTAATGATTTTTACCTTAAAGCAAACCTGCTGCATGAATTCGGTGGCGACCGAGATATCAAAATGGCTGCGGCGAATGGTGAAACTTTAAGTAAGAGCTGTGATTATGGTGACACATGGTTTGAGTTGGGACTGGGTGGTAATATCAGTATGGGTAAAAACAGCCAATTCTACGGTGACATCGAACGTAGCTTTGGTGCTGATATCCAAAAAAAATGGCAGATTAATGTCGGCGCCCAGTGGTCATTCTAAAATAGTTTAACAGTTTTTTATCAAGGCTAAGTAACCCTCTCGGCCTTGTTAAAAATATTCCCCATAAAACCGTTCTGATTTTTTCAGGACGGTTTTATTTTTGTGGGCATAATATTTATATAATTGTGTTATATTTTCTTTATAAATAAAAAATAAAAAAAATATCTGTAAAATAGTAAGAGCCTACCGTAATTGGTAGACTTATTTTTTATGCGTAAAATGGTCGCACTTTAACGCAAAAATATTGTGTTTTTGACGTTGGTACCACGTTGGTACCAAATCGATATTAGCGACACACGGTTTTACTGCACCAGGAAAAATAGAAAAGGCGCAGCTTTTGCTGCGCCTGTCTTTTTTATGGAGCGGGAGACGAGATTCGAACTCGCGACACGCGG